AGTTATGACCGACCTTTCGGTTTTTTCTTGACCTTATCAAATTGTTTATCATTAGGCTTGGAACCAAAGATTCTGTCCCATCCTTCTTTATACTTATCACTTGGTACTGCAGTCTTTAACTTTGCACCAGGGATTTCGTAATCATTTGTACCATTAGTTCCTGGCATAATTAATCCTTTGTAAATTTAGGTTTTTGTACACCGACAAAACCACAAGACTGTCTGTCAGTAGGTTCAAAGTCAAATGATGAATCACTATTATGGTCTATAGGCATATATAGATATTTCTCTAGTTGACACATCATAATCATCGCACCTTGTGTAGCACAGTTTTCATCGTAATAAGCCTGAGCTATTTCACAATTAACAAAGTTAGCTACATATTGTAAATCATTATATGACTCTGTATAACTGACTGCCATAACAAAATTACCTACACCTACTTTGTTACCTGCTTCAGCTTTTGTAAACAAACTTCCTAGTAATGCATATAAACCAATAAGAATAACTATTATAATTAAATGACCTATAGTTGTTGTAAGTAAGTTTCTCATTTTTTCTTTTCCTTGCTGCAATAACCACGCATGTTCCAATTACCCATGCTACTATCAATAGAACACCACCACTGTTTTTTATCCCAGATTTTAGCAGGTTCTTTGCATTTATTGCAAACTCTTTTTGTTTTAAGTTTTTCCATTGTAATACATTTCTTTTAAAAGTTCTAGGTAATGTATAGCTTTATTTATATCTTCTATACCATTCTTTTGTCTAAACCTTGTAACATACTTGATTACATTACCTTCAATGAAACCAATGTTATTACTTGTTATAAATTCTATAGGTTGTATCTTATAGTCAGTATAATGTTTACCACCTACTTGTTTTTTAGTTGCTGTCATAATAATATTATAGCATATATTACAGAGAAAGTCAAGCTATTTCCTATACTTTCTTTTTAAATAATGTAATGGTATTGCACATTCATCGAATGAACCATCCTCTACATTATGTAACATATACAATCCTCTCCAATGTTGGTTAGTTTGATGAGATAAATAATCTTCATCATGCATGTAACAACTACCACTGATGATAGATGTCATCTGTTTACCATCTGCTCTCATACCGTACGCTATATCATGTCCTTGCTGATGCCCAGCTACACATGACATATGCTTCTTAGTAAGTAAAGCACGTGCTGATGTTACTGGTCTACCCATAACACCACTAGCAAAGTAATGACTGTATGCAACACCATCAATACTAGTTACTTCTAAGAATGGAATTACATCCCATCCTGCTTCTTTGTATTGTAAATCATCAAATGATATAAGACCATCTAGCTTTCTGTCATACTCAATGGCTGTGTTAATACGCTGCTCATGGTTACCCATAGTCAATACCATCTTAGGTTTGTATAACTTCTTCTTAGCTTTGGCTAGTCTTTTGTTAAGTGCTTTCATAGGTGCTAGCAATGCTTCCATGCCCTTGTGAGCAGCTTTAATATCTGCTTTGTATGTTCTACCTTCGAAAGATTTTTTACCTACATCGTAGGAAGATAAGCTAGGCATGTCTGCAAAGTCACCAATCATTACAATTACATCTGGTTGTTTGTCAACAATGTACCTACCTATCCATGTTAAATAAGATAGGGAAACCCCAGGCTTAACCTGGGTATCTCCTATTACTAAATGTTTCTTCATTGCATCGTCTCCATCGGCAAGTCTACTTGTGTTTCAGCAAACTCTTCCTCTGATGTTTTAATTATGCCCTCACGCATGAGAGCTTTGATAGCGAAGGATAACAAGAATTCTGTTTCCATCTTGTCAACTTTAAAATCAAAGTCAACACTACCATCTTTATTTTCTGATAAGTTTTTTATAATCATTTATCCAATCCTTTCTAAAGTCTAGCCACATGAACCCTTGTTTCTCAGCCCACTGCCAGTATGTTGTTTTGCTGCGTTTGGTTATCTTGTTATCGGGATTCATAAACAAGAATATTATGGTGACTTCAGGATTACATTCTTTAAACCAAACCATCTTTTGTCTAGTAGCTAAGTCAAGCTTACCCTTTGCTTCTATGTATACATTTTTTGCCATACGAAAGTCAGGATTATATTTCCGTGACTTGATAGGTTGTATGTATTCTATTATATCAGGTTCATACTTAACACTTGGGAAATGTTTTTTGAGTACTGCCCAAGCTTTAACTTCTAGTTTACTTTTGAACGTAGGCATTAAACCTGTCCTTCCATACATCCTCCTCGTTCTGCATTATCCATAGTACTGATGCGTTCATAATAAACTCTTCATCATTACCATATGCATTACGAACAGCATCAAACATCTGCTGTTCAGTAACACAATCTGCAAGTAAAGCTGCAGCCCGTTTGTTACCTATCTTTTCGATACCTTTGATGTTATCAGCAGTATCACCTTTAAGACATTGCTCAAAGAATAATCTTAATCCTCCTAGCTTTGTCTGTTCAGTAAACTTATCGGGCTTTGTCCAGCCTCTACCTTTAATCTCCCATGAAAAATGTTTACCTGGAATCATTAGTAAATCTTTATCTAATGATACAATCATAGTATCATCAGTCTGATTAATGCCTAAGGCATCATCAGCCTCTAATGTATCAGGTGCCAACTCTGCATTCTGTTTGTCTAGAGCATATTCTCGTAGAGCTTCTAGATGCACGGGCTTAGGTGCAGTGCGATTAGCTTTGTATTCAGGATAGATAGTCTTACGAAAGTTAGACTTACCTGATAAGAATGCACGATAGCTATCTGCTCCAGTCTTAGTAAGCAATTCATCAAGTAATGCTTCTGCTCGATGGATTGCTATGTTAAGACCATCATGTTCAGCAGATGCTGCACATCTAAACACTACTAAATCATGGTCGATTAATGCTTGCATTTAGAATGGTATGTCTGATTCTAGGTCAGCAATACTATTAGCTTCAGCTTGTTGACCTAAGACATATCCTTCATATTGTTTAGCAAGATTGATTACATCATTAGCTGACGCTTTACTACCTTCAATTGCTAGCGTTGATACTGCATTAGCTAACGATGACTGACGGACTATCATTACTTGCCTAGCTGCTCGTTCATCTTTGGTCTCGTAGTTACTGCCTGACACACGAGTAGGTGCTGATGAGGTTGAGCTTGCGGCTTGAGTAGAACCTTGTGCTGTACCGTCGTCACGTTTGTCTGTAACGTCTGCTGCATCGTTGCCTACTGCTGTCCATTGCCAATAACCATTTGCGTCTTTCTCTGTAGATACATGAATTACATCACCTTTCTGCCAGGTCTGTGCTGCCTTGAATACTGCAGGGTTTGCAAAAGACATTAGCTTTTTATTTTGAGCTTGACCAGCATCATTTTTGTACATGATTTCTATTGACTGGTATTGTCTACCATTTTTTGCTGCATGAGTGTTCAAGCTTGATACATCTACGACATTTACTTGCATATATATAATCTCCTTAAGATTAAGTTACGTCTTCTAGGTCACCCCAATTGGTACCTAGTTGTATATCAACCCTCATAGGAAGGTTGAATTCTTTACCAAATAACTTAGCAAAGTTACTTGGGATATCTTCAAAACATTGCTTAACTGTTTCTACTATACTATTAGTATAACATATCTTTGGGTCAAAGTCAAGCATGATTGAATCGTGTACAGTATTAATTATCTTAATACCTTCTGTGTCTTTTAATCTATTGCGTAATGATACTCTAGCTATAGCCATCAGGTCAGCACCCAATCCTTGCACTGGATAGTTGAGGATTCGGGTGCGTGGATATTTTACTTTACCCATACTATTTACTTCTGTAGGGTACAAGTAAGTTCTACCTGTAGGCATAGTAAGTTTAAGGTCTCGCTTGGCATCTGCAAATATTTTATCGTGCCAACCTTTAAGACCTGTATACTTTTTATAGAACTCATCAATTACATTTTGCCAGTAGTCTTCATTACCAATGTCTTTAAAGTTATTGTCCATAGCATAACTGTATGCACTACCACCATAGATTAATCTGAAGACGAATGTCTTAGCTATTAATCTAGATGGTAATCCAAATCTATTTTGATTGTCAGTATGCTGGTCAATCTCGTTTCTTATTTCTGTCATTGCTGTGGCATCTTGAGATAAGTATGTAGCACATACCCATTCAAGAGCTTTAGCATCAGCGTTAAGTATCATGTTATAGTCCTGTTGTTTCTACTAACCTGTGGTTATATTGTAAGATAATACTTTTTCTTAACTCAGACCTAGCATCTTCAGTTAGTAATGATAGTACTGCATTAGGTCCAAGTGATAGTATCATATCACTAAACTCTACACTAACAAAGTGATGATGTGCTTCTTCTTGTGCTTGTTGTTCTTCAGCTGAAGATAACTCTTCTTCTGCTGCTGCTATGTAATCATCTCTACTCATTTGTTTCTCCGTATCTAGTTGTAAAGAGAGACTTAATCTCTCCATCAAAGTTCTGAAGGTTAGGCTTACTACTACTTAGCCTACCTGTTTTTGCTACACATTGATTGAGTTGACCATGTATAGTATCTTTCTTCCAGTTCATCTCATCAATTAGTTTAACTAACCCGTGATAATATGTAGTCTTTCTTTTTTCTAGTGTAGCACGAGTTAGTAATGTTTGCAATATATCTTTGGCTTCTGCATTACCTTTGAGTTTACGTAGTGTATCTTCATTGGTACTGTAGAATCCTTCTTTCTTAAGTTCACTACCTTCCAACGGTTTTACTTTTTGTTGGAAGACTTTATCTCTTTCATCCCATTTATACTTAACTTCGCCTGCATGTGCGCCAGTTTTATAATGTCCGATGGGGCGTTGAAAACGCTCTTTAATAGTCCCACCGTAAAGAAAAGCAGAAAGATGCTCCCCAGAATTGGGATTAAAACTATCGTAAGAATGATAGTCATACAACCTCTTATTAAGTTTGCTGATTTGTTCATCTAATTCATCTCCTAGTACTTGTGATTTGTCATACTCATATTTAAGACCATTGAATTCTATTTCTTGTAAACCAATTAAGTCTTGATTGTGTAAAGAGATTAGCCGCCTCAGTTGAGGCTGGTCGGCTAACTCTTTCATTTGCATAGACATTACTTGTTCAGTTAGTTCTATGTCTTTTTCTAGGTATTGCATTAGTATATCTTTTGGTACTTTGTCTGTATCAATACCATTCTTCCAGTAGTTTTCTTTGACTTCATCAAGCTTACTACCTAGTTCGTAGTATTCAGCTACACTATCTAATGATGGGTATGCTTTAGTTTGACTACGTAGTATGAACTCTGTCAGTTGACAATCCCATATACGTTTGTTAGCAAACTTAATACCATACCTGGCTAACCAATGTAAGTCAAACTTAATGTTAAACCCTACAAGCACATCGCACTTATCCACGGCTAATTGGATTTGTTCTAGTGATTTCTTGTAGGGGTCAACGGAGTATTCTATATCGTATATCATCTTCTCGTTAGCCGTAAGTAATCCAACCATACAAAGTTTATTTGTCTGGTCAAAAGGATTACCTTTGTTACTGATAGTTGTTTCTACATCTAGTACTAAGTAACTCATATCTCTATATACCTCGCTATGTCTGGTTTAATTAGAACTTGTTGATTGCCATGACGTAGGTCAGGCAGTGTATCTTCATCACCAAGTAATTTATTTTTACTTATATTTAAAAATCTTTGATTGCTTGTATTGTTTTGTTCTACTCCAATGCCTAGTATCCAGTCAGCTTCTCCTTGCTTTGCAGTCTTGCTGCTGTCTACATCATCCATAGTTAACCATACCTTACCTTCACCTGTACCACCAGCTTGTGATACTGCAATGACTGGTGCATGTTTCTTAGCTAACTCTCTAGCCCATTGATATAAAGACTTAAGTTGTAAGTCATACCTATCTGCTTTGAACCCACGTATTTTATCTATCTGGTCAAAGATAATAAGTGCAGGTTTTGTTTCATTAAGTATATATTCTATACGTTGTATACTACTACTATCTTCTAAGTTTAATATCTTAATACGATTCTGTGTTACTTCTTCATATTTTTCTTTGTTAGCTTTTCTATTGTTACCAAACAAATCTTTAATGGTTGCTCCTAACATAGCCTGATGACATCTAACTCCTACTTTATTACCTTGTTCTTCGTTATTAAACCATAGTATATCACCATCAGTTTGTGTAAGCATGTGTGTTATTTCACTTGCAAGAAAAGTAGTCTTGCCTGTTTCTGGTCTAGCAAAGATAAAACCAAAGTCTCCTTTACGTAATGAACCCAATGATTTGTTAAGCCAGGGTAGTCTCCATCTCAACCCTGGTGATTGTATTTGAGATTCATATAAGTAATCTAAATCCATATTAACAAATTCAATCTCATCTTTGACATCAACAGATGTATCTAACTCTTTCATTTTATTAGTTAGTTCTTCTGCTTTAGCAGTACCATCTTCAACGTCTAGTGCTATCTTAGCTAACTCACCTGCTATACATCTTTTCTTGTGGTCATTAAGGTACTTGACTGCATTAGTTTCTACACATTCTAAACTATATATTCTAGTTAGTATGGTAGTTAGCTCTTGTCTTTCACTATTCTCTAACAGATAACTACTATTGTATACTAACTCAAAGTCTACTTGACTAACTGATTCCTCTTTACTTGATTCATAGTGCTGGTGTAGTACTACAAATAAC